CGCGCATCGGCGCCGACCATCGCGGGGTTTATGCGCCGGGTGATGGCGTCGAACTCGCCGGCGTCCGCGAGCGCGTTCAAGCCGTGATTGATCCAGAAGAAGCCCGCGACGAGCGCCGCAGTTTCCGGGTCGGTGCGCACGAGGTCGGGATTCGAAACGATGTCGATTCCGGTGTCTTTCGCGGCGTCCGCGAAGTTCGCTTTGAACGTCGTCTGCACGAGGCCCGAGCCGCGGTATCGCCAGCCGTCACCGCTCGCCGCGTTGCCGTTGCCGTACTTGTTCGCGTAGACCATGCTCGCGATTTGCTGCTGACGGTCGAGCGGCACGGCTTTCTCGTTCGGCTGTCGCCCGTACTTCACGGCGACCGCATACGTCATCACGCGCGGGAACGTCGCCATCAGCGCAGGGATTGCGTAATTGAACGATTCGGACGTCGCGCCGAGACCGCCCGATTCGTGACCGATCTGCGCGAGGAACGCGGCGAGGCGTTGCGGCGTGTTGATCGAGTAGCGCTCGCATGCGGCGGTCAGCGGTGCGGCGAATTTGGCCGCGTTCACCGTCATCGACTGGCATGCGTTTTCGAGTAGCGTCGGCGTGATGTTCATGCGCGATCCGCCTTCCGGTCGAGCTTGTCGCTCATGCTGTCGAGCTTTTGGAAAATCGTATCGACAGCTTTATCGAACCGCTCGATATAGGCGTCGAACCGCTTGACGGATACGTACTCTTCGGCGACGTGCAGCGCCAATTTCGCATTGGCCTTTTCGGCATCTCCGATGCGCGCATTGAGGCTGCGATAAGCCCAAAAGAGCAGAACGGCGAACGCCGTGACGATCTGCCCCGCCCACTCGCTTACAATATGAAAATCCATCAATCATCCAAGGGAAAAGACCGCAAGAAACGCGACCTCTGTTGCAAGAATATCTTGCGGGTAGTATTCGAGCGTGATATTGTTAAGCCAACTTCAAAAATAACCGGGGCGAACAATGAGAAACCACTTGGCAGTTTTTTGTATGTCTGCGCTGCTGTGCGCGTGCGGCGGCGGGGGCGGATCATCACCCGGCGCGATAAAGCAAGTTTCGGCGCCCACGCAGAAGTCGATTTTGATCGAGGAATACGGAGATTCGACAATCGTCGGATGCACGCTCGACGCTTCAGCGCAACAGAATTCAGAATGCGTTGCAGGCTATTCCGTCGCGCATTACAACCAGCCCGCGACCGCGCAATCAATCCTTCAAGCGCAGTTCGGGAATACTGTCACCGTATCGAATCACGGCGTGCGAGGAACTAAGTTGTCGGACCTGCTGGACGGCACAAACGGAATCACGAACTCATGGGCCGCGCAAATCGCCTCATCGAAAGCCGACATCGTGCTCATCTGCTTCGGCATCAACGACGCAGGGGCAGGAGTTACGCCTGAGCAGTTCGCGGCGCAAATGGATTCCGTCGTTTCGATCGCCAAATCAGCAGGCAAGCGAATCATAATCCAGACGTCGAACCCAATCGCCATCTCAGCGAGCGCGAACCTTCGAGCGATCGTTGAAGCTGAAATTGCTGATGCGCAGCGCCTTGGCGTTGACGTCATCGATCAATACGGGTACTTGAGTTCGCAACAGGGATTCACTCTTCCCGACGGCATCCACCCGAGCGACGCCGGATATGAGATTGAGTCGCACAATCAGGCCAATGCGCTCGCCACGATTGTGCAGTCGATGCTTTGAGTTCAGGCGACGGGCGGCTCGATATAGGTCTGCCCGTCATAAATCCAGCCCGGGCCAACCCGCGAATCCGCATCGAGAAGTTTCGCCGATTCGCCATCTTCCGGCGCCCACGAAGCAACACCGTCCCAAATGATGACGTTCGTCACAATGCTATCTTTGATGATTGCATATCGCATTACGCATACTCCCAAACAATTACCATTCCGGAGGAACCTGCGGCGCCGTTGACTGCTGAAGCGCTCGGCCCAATATAAGAACCACCCGCACCAGAGCCAACCGAGGCGCCCGGAGCGCCGGCGCTCGTGATGCCGGCTACGCCGCCCGATCCGAAGTTAGAGGCGCCGCCATTGCTCGGCAAAACCGCAGTCGTCGTGAACGCGATCGGCGTCGATGAAGGCTGACCCGCACCGCCGACGATGTTCGAACCCGAGCCGGTATTGCCGCCAAGTCCGCGCGCGGTGCCGCCGGGCGGGGTGAAGGGAACACCAGCCGGACCGCCGAACCCCCCGCCGACCGTCATCAAAGCGCCGAAGCTCGTCGATCCGCCATTTCCGCCGGTGCCGCCCGCCGCGCCACCCGCGCCAACAACAACCGATGCGCCGGCGAACCCAGACGTGTAGCGCCCCTTCCCGTACACACCGCTGCCGCCGCCGCCGCCCATCGACACTTGACCTGCGCCCGTCGAGTTGGCGCCGCCGCTGCCGCCGCCTGCGCCTTGGCACTCGACAACAACTGATGTCGTTCCGGGTGTCGGGGTATAGGTTCCGGACGAAAGAAAGGTCTGTACACCCAGAAGGCGCCCAGAGGCAAGGGGCGCGCTCATAATGGGCGCCCCTGATACCTTCGCAATATTGCCCGCAACCACCGTCGCGGCGCCATATGCGACCGTGATCGTGTAGAGCGCGACTTGACCGGCCGGCGTCGCCGGCGTCAATTGTGAGCCGGTCGTCGCCGGAACGCCCGCCGTGAGCGTCAATTGAACCGTGTCCTGGCGAAGCGTGTTTTGCGATGAGCCGGTTCCGTTCGGGCCGCTGTACGCTTGCGCCGGATTCGATGCGTTGTAATACGGCAGAACGACCGCGTTCGTATCGGCTTCGAGGAACGACGCCGAGATGAGATAGACGATTGACTGCCCCGAAGTCGTCGGGGCCGGTGTGGCGAAGGTCTGCGCGGTCTTGAGGATGCCTTGCTTTTGCGTAACCGTTGAATCGGCGGCGAGCGACGAATACGCGGTTGCGTCGAGTGCCGCTTGCGCATACACCGCGCCCGGCTGCACGACGACGTTCATCGCGGCGGGTGTGTTCGGGACGCACGCGAGGCCGGTAAAAATCGTGCTCGTACCGAGAAAGTCTTGCGCGAACTGCCCGAGCGCAAAGCCGACGTTTTTATTCGTGTTCAGCAGGTCCGTTTCGAGCGGCACCTGCCCGGCGTAAATAATTTGACGATCCAAAGTGGAACTCCAATAAAAAAGCCCGCACATGGCGGGCTTGGTGATGCGTTTCGGCGTGGATTAGTTACTGATGGCGACCCATGCAATCGTCGCGGCGGGCAAAACCGATGCGATCGCAGCGTAGATCGCCGCATCGGTGACACCGGTTGTCATATCGCCGATGTTTGCGTAAGCGGCGCGCGATGGCGTCGCGTATCCGCCGGGCGATGTGCCGTAGCCCTGAAGGTAGGGAAGGCCAGAGCCGGCCGGACGGTACGCGGTGACGAAGGCTTGATAGTTGAGTAGCAGCGAGCCGTATGCGCCGGCGACGCCGTAGCCGATGCCGCCCGAGCGGTATGCGCCCGTATCCTGCGGCCGGGTCGGCTCGACGATCGTCGGCGCGCGACCGGTGAGGTCGGTCAAAATCTTCGTGATTGCCGCGCGTGTGCCGCGCTCGCGAACGATGTTGATTTTGATCCGCGTCCGATAATTCGCGTCGGTCTCGTTCGGTAAGCGCCGAAGCCCGTTCGGGCCGAAGTAGTCGGCCGCGGCAATGTCGAGCCAACCATCGGTCGACGTCTGAAGTCGGGTTTGCGCGAGCAGATATTGATAGGCCGCATACACCGCAACGAACGCCGACGCGATACCGCCGAGCAGCGCATCGAGAATCGGCGAGTCAGTGCCGAACCAACCGCTCGGCATGCGCGCCTTGATGCGCGAAAAGAAATCCGCTTGGTCTCCTGTCGCCATTAGCTCACCGATACCGAAGTCGATTTGATAACCTGCTGATTCGTCACTGTCAGGTCAGAAGTGCCACCGTTCACCGTGAGCGTCAGAACGCTCGTCACGTCGCTCGACGCATCGATGGCGATCTGACCGAGCTTGAAGTAAGGGAGCGGCGCACCGAGCGGGAGCGTGTTGATATACGAGAGAAGCGCTTGCTGAACGAGCGCGCACGTCGTCGAGTGATTCACGCCGGTCGATGTCGTTTGCAGCGTCATCACGACCGTCGCATTTACGACCGCGGGCGCGAACACGCCGAACGTCGACGTGAATGGGCGCACCGCGTCGACGGCGTTATATACGGCCGAGAGCACGGTCGAGCCTGGGGCGCCGGTTCCGTCATCGACGACGACGAAGAAATATCCCATCTGCGTAACGCCGGCCTTCGTCTGGTTCTCGGTGATCGAGTAGGTAAAGTTCGCGCCGAGCGCTGTGATTGCCGCGCCGATTGCCGCTTTCGTCGCTCGCGCGAGTGATGCGAGGTATCCGACGAAGCGAATGCGCGCTGCGGCGTCCGTTTCCGCGTCGACGCCGTTCACGAAGGCGAGCGCATTCGTCACCGTGTCGACGAACGGAATCGACTGATAGAGCGCGCTGATGGCGCCCGCGCTCACGTTGCCCGACGAATCCGGCAGGCTCAGCGAGTTCGAGCCGGCGGTGATGCTCACGACCGAGCACGTAACAGACGCCGAGCCGGCCGCGATCACGAAGCCGCCGAGCGTCGCGCTATAGGCGGCGTTCGTCGTGTCGACGACGACTTGATATTGCTGCGATCCGTCGCCAGTCTGAACGATAGAGCCGACCGGAACGACCGCCTGCTGCGTCGTCGTGAAGCGCGAGAACGTGACCTGACCGCTTGCCGCTGTCGGGGCGAGCCGCGTGAATCCGTACTGCGCGAACCATGTGTCGAGGTCCGCGCCGTTCGACGTTGCCGCGCGCGTGAGTGCGATCGCGCTCAGAATTAGACCTTGGAGCCAGAGCGCGACCCATGCCGTACCTTCGCCGATGGCGCGGAGAACCGAGCCGATGACGAAGTTCACGAGAGTCGAAGCCGCGCCCTGCACCGTCGTCGCAAACCCGGTGAGAATTTGCGTGAAGGATTGTGTATTGACGCTCATCGGTTGATGTCGAAGGAAAGGAGTTCGGTTTCGCCGGTTATGACGTCGGCGTACTGGATATTCACGGTCGCGCCGTTGTTAAACGGGATGACATCGATCACCGGCACCGGCGTGCGCGCGACACCAGGGAACGAAACGACGATGCTGCGCACGAGCGCGCGAATCTCGTTCACGTTGAGCGTGCTACCGATGCGCCGCGGGAGCGACGCGCCGAAGTCGGGATGATCCGAATAATCAGCGGTCGCAAGCGGGTTGCCGGCGCGGTCGAAGAGGGCGGCGTTCGTGAGCAAGCCGCGCAAGATTTGTTGCTGCGTCGTGTCGGTCGAGTCGGCGAGCAATAGATCGCCGCTCGGCGACACATTCAAGTCGTTCGACCAAAAATGATAGACATCGCTCATACTGGCGCCCCTGTGTTCGCACCGCCGTTGCCGTTCGTGTGAACGTGCGTGCTGCCGATGCTCTTTCCGTTGTTGGTGATCGAGCCAGTTGTCGCGAGATTGCCGGTAACAGTCGATGCCGCACCGCTGCCGTTGTCGCCCGATACCGCCATGCCGCCCTGGCCGGTCATCGTTTGTTTGACGAGCAGCGTGTTATCCATGACGACCGGGCCGACGAAATGATGCTGAGAGCCGGTGTAAGTGATGGTCGACGGAGCGGTGACGGTAATCGTGCCGTCACCGTTGAACTTCAGCGCGCTCCCGCTTTTGTGCACGATGTACGTGTCGCCAGAAGGAACCGCCGGCGGCACATTCACGCTCGAAAAGAACCGCCCGAGGATGCGCGGTGCGGCCGGGTTCGCTTCGCTGAACGCGACCTGCACCATGTCGCCCAGGTTCGGGCCGCATACGATTCCGAAGCCGTTGCCGACGCCGATCGCGCCAAGCGGAATCCAGCCGGCAACCTCAACGCCTTCGGGCTGAATCGTGACCTTTACCGCGTGCTTCGCCGGGTCGTATGACGTGATGATTCCAGTCAGCGGCTTCGAGAGGTCGAGCATCGCGAGCGCCGCGCGCTGACTCATCGCGTTAGCGAGATGGCGCCCCATCAGGTTAGCTCCTGGGTGTCGGGTGAATGGTTCTTTGCGCTGACGGTCAGCGTGTATCCGCTGTCAAAACTCAGCGCGCGCCGCAGCGAATCGGGGTAGTACGTCTGATCGAACGCCGTGCCGGTGCCGATGAGTTGAACGAGGCTCGCGACCGTCAGCGCGTCGTTTCCGGCGGCGGGAATCGTGAACTCGCATCGCATCTCGTGCTGGATGATCTGCGCGTACTTCGCTTGCGCGAACTGCAAGACCTTTTCCTGCGTCAGATTCGGGACGCTGTAATAGTAGGTTTGCGATCCGCTGCCGACCTGCGAGGCGCCGGGCTTGACCGTCGTCTGCTTGCTCGGCGGGTAGGTCGTCGTGAACGTCTTTTGCGCTGCGTCATTCCACGATCGCACGACGACGACGATTCCTTTCGATACCGTCAGCGCGCGTTCGAGCTTGAGCGCTTCAACGTTGCTGCGCGAATAGCCGACTTCGCCATCGGGCGGCGTCCAGGTGACGCGAAACGGCGTGACGCTCGCCGGGTCCGGCTTCGGGTGAAAGTTGAGCGTTTGACCGCTGACCCAAACATAAAACTGTTCGTTGCGCGCGAGTTCGCAGAGCAAATCCCATTCGGTGCGCGCCGCGGTCATCTTCTCGTGATCGATTTCGTAAAACTTGCCGGCGAGCGTCTTTGTCGCTGTGACATTGGCGGTCATGCCGTGCCGCTGCGCGAGGATTTGCGCAATCTGCGACGCGGTTTTGTTCTGCCACTTCTCCGTCGTTTTCGAGTCGATGAAAACTCGCGTGAGGTCGCGGCCGGATATGTGAACCGCTCCGGCGACTGGATCATATTCGAGCGCGTCGACCTGCCCGTAAATGAGCGAGGTCAATTCTTCGGCCGTCCAATTCAGGCCGTCCGCGGGGATGCCCGCGAATATCTCAACGAAAATTTCGGTCTGACTGGTGAGCCACGCGAGACTGCGATCGGTCGGCAACTTGTTCGCGGCGAACGTGACCGAAAAGGTGTCGGCGCTCAAAAAGTTGTTGTTATCAACCTCGAACGCCGTCCAACCCTTGATGCTCGATAGGGCTTCGCCCTTTGCCGCTAACTTCACCGCGCCGCGTACCGCCTGGGCGGTGTTAGGCACTTAAAATACCTCCTGAATCGTCGGTGTACGGCGGAATCGTGACCGCCTGATTTCCGCTGATGTTCGTGTCGCCGCCGAGTTGCGGGTTCGCCTTCTGCAACGCCGTCCAACCACTCACCTTGCCGTAATACTTCGATGCGAGGTCAAAGAGCGAGCCGCCGGAGACCTGAACGGTTTTCACGCCGCTGTTGATCTGCCCGACGTTCGAACCCATGCGCCCGAGAACGCTATTCAGGTTCACGAGCGCGGCTTGATTCGTCATCGCATTAATTTGCGTGCTGAGTTTCGCGACGTTCGTCGAGAGCGGGTTATTCGGCAGAATGCCGCCGAGCGTCGTGACGCTTTGCAGCGTGTTTTCGGTCGACGAAATCAGGACTTGCACCTGCGAGCGCACGGCGTTGAGCGGTTGCAACACGCTGTTGAGCGTGCTTTTTGCCGCACTCGCGAACGACGAGACCGTGCTGATAGCCGAGTTG